AACATCAGCTGGTCAAGCTGGAGCGGTAGCAATGGGGCGCCAGGTTACAAGTATAAATGCAGACACTACTCACGTTAGAGCATTATATGTAGTTGCACCTGATGGTGGAACTGGTGGTAATGGTATTACAATGCTATCTCCAAACGGAACAGCATACACATTAACTGTGTCAAATGCAGGAGCTTTAGTTATTTCATAATAAATTGAAACAAAAATAAAGTAAGATATATAATTAATATCAATCTATTTTTATCTAGCGTGATTAATGCCATTTGACCGCTATGTTTATGTTTTATTGAACCTTAATGGTTCTGTTATTTTTTTTTACTTTTACGGATTGATACAAAGGGTAGAGTTTTCATAATCTCTACCCTTTTTTTGCGTCTATGCTGCATCGAGATTGACAAGTGACTTTTTTCTAAAATAACATAGATATATAATTTATGAAACAAAGACCACCTGTCCCATATAATAATCAAACAAACATAAATAATATGGAATATCAATCACGTAAACTAAGCTTTCATCAAGCTGAAAAGATTAGAGAGCTCTATGACAAGGGAGCTACCCAGAATCAGTTAGCAAGATACTACGATGTGTCTAAAGGAACTATTAAATCAATCGTACAGGGTAAGTCCTATGTGCGCGAGTACACTAAATATAATAAATAAACACAAACAATTAAATTATGGAAATCAACGAAAAACCAAAAGGTAAATTCTTTCTAACAAACAAAGAAAGACAAACAATCTTAAAACTAAGATTACAGAAGTACAGTATTAAACAAATTGCAGATGCAACAGGTAGATCTACTACTACAGTTAAAAGAATAATCTATAACTGGTAATATGAATCTAAAACAATTAATAGGATCGCAAGCTTATTGGATAGTTAATAAAGAATTAGCTATGTCAATAGGTTTACATGAAACGATACTACTACAACATTTAGTAGATTTAGCAGATTCTTTCTTTAAAAAAGGAGAACCATTTTATCAACAACAATCTAGACTAGTTAACGATTTACCATTATCAGAACATCAGATAAGGAAAGCTACTAAAGTGTTAGTTGATAAAGGATTCATAACTGCTAAAAGATCTGGTATACCACCTAAATATCATTATGGTATATGTGAAGACAATCTATATAAGTTCTTTAACTTAACCTATAAACATGAAGAAACTGAATCTTTAAAGGTTAAGAAAGTTGACAAGAAACACCAAGAATTAACATTAACAGAAACAATTGACAATAACACTAAGTTAGTCGATACGACTGATGATATTCTCGGTAAGATCTTTTTTAAGATAGTAGAATTCTATCCTAAGAATAGAATAGGTAATCGTCAGCATGGACTAAAGAAGTTTAAACAACTGGATATTGATCAAGCTAAACTTGCCGCTACAAACCTAAAAAGATATTTAACAGTAGCAGGACAATACGTTAAATCTTTACAAAACTATATAGATCAAGAATGTTATTCAGAAGCGTGGTTAAAAGCAGAAGAAGAAACAAAACAGAAACAAAACAATATAACAGAAAACAAAACAAAAACATTTATACAAGATTATGACAACATCAGTTAAATTAAACAGAGAAGAAGCCAAAGAATGGTTACAAAAATCTAAAAATGGATCTATATTAATAGGATCTCCGGGCGTAGGTAAGACTACTCTAATTGCAAAACAAAGAATGGTTAGTGCATCATTACTTGCTATGGAATTCCAAGCAAATGGATTAGAAGCAGTTAAAGCGTTGATACAAAATCAAGTAGAATATCAAGACAAAACCGTTATTATAGATGATTTAGGTTTAGAAGATGACGTTAAACATTTTGGTAATGGTCTAGACCCAGTTGCATATGTAGTACAAAGAATTTATGATATTAATCAAATGTCAGATCAAAAGATTAAACTTATCTTTACTACTAACTTAGGTGAAAAGGCAATGATTGAAAAGTACGGTATTAGAGTTAAAGATAGAATATGGGAAATGTGTGATCGTCTTGTGATAGAAGATACAAATCTAAGAGCTAAAAGCTAGGCTGCAGAATTTAGATATATAATAAAACAAACTTATGAGAGTACAAATTCCACATTGGGCTAAAGACGTTAAAGACGAATCGATATTATTATTAATTGCATTTGCACATAGAGTAACAATGAAATATGGACATGATACATGGTATAGCCTACATAAAGAGGATGCAGGTGTTATGTGTAATAAAAGATCAGCAGGTCTAGTTCAATGGTTACAAGAACAGGAAACTGGTCTAATGGAGTTTGGCGAACCATATGATCACACTCTGATATTTAAGATGCCATACCTACCTATGCGTGGAGGCAATCAGAAATCTGTAGATTACATAGAGTTCTCAAAAGAAAGAGAACGCCTAGTATGGATGTATATCTTAGGTTGTGTTAACCATAATATTCTGCAAGATAATATAGCAGAGACCCATGGTAGATACAGAAAGAATACATATCAAGTAACAGAGTTTTCAATTAGCAGAGTTGCTGAAGGTTATATTAGAAAACAAGACAGAGATGAGAAGAAAAAAGCTAGATAGAATAGTCTATGATGATTATCCAAATGCCAGTATTGAAGATCAAGAGATTGCAAAAGAAAGGGTATTTGAATATTATTATGATAGAAACAATATGAATCTAGCTGATGCTATACTAGAAATACGTGAAGATCTTTTTCTTTTAGAAGATATTGAACAGTATGAAAGGTGTGCACTACTAAACGATATATTAAAAACATTTGATACACTTGAATAGATTCTTAGAAGATAATTATGAAGAAATAATGCTTATGTCCAAAAAGATTTGTAAATCAAATAGTGAGTGGGAAGATGTTGCACACTTTTGTATTATTAAGTTTACTGAACATGAAAGAGCTCAAGAACTAATACAAGCAGGAGAAGCTATGAGATTTATGTCTGGAATGATACACAGATCGTTCTGGTCAAACACATCTCAATATTATACAGAATACCATCAGAAAGGTAGAATGGAACCATGTCACACTATCTATGATGATGCACTTGGACAAGTAGAAGAGTTTGACATGGAAAAAGAAATAGCTATAGAAGCTATACTTGGTCAAATAGAAGATATGAAACACACTGATGGCGAAGGTGGTAATAGAGATATTAAGCTATATGAAATGGCAGAACTGTTACAACAATGGTCAGAAACACCTAACTTTAGTGAATTATCTAGAAAGACAAAGATACCAAGAACAGCAATTGCACATTCAGTAAAGAGTGCTATTGAATACATACAATACCAACTAAAACAAAACAATATAAGATATGATAATTGAGATATTAGGAATGGCAGCATTTGGACATTTAGCTGCAGACTTTTTAGAAAACTTTGAATGGTTACCAAACAAACCATTTAAGTGTAACCAATGTTTAACATTTTGGTTAAGTATAGGTCCATTTATGTTAGAACATGGATGGATTGGATTTGCAATGGCAGGATGTGCCGCAATAACATCAGAATTAATTTATAGAATACTATTAAAAATATGAAAGCACAAGAACTAACAACAGAACAAATCCAATGGATTAAAAACAATGAGATGATATTTAAAATATCTCTAAGATTGCCACAACAAACATTACAAATGGTATTTGATATACACAACCATATAACAGGTCTTAATAAAAAGACAACATCATGTGGTAGATGTGTAGAAAATACTAAGAAGATCGTTTACGGTCAATATCAAAAACAAACTATTTAATATGAAAATAAAAGAAGTAACAATCAAAGGAATTACTTATACAGTAAGAGGTGAAACAGATAAAGCAATTAAGAAAGCCGTAAAAGATTTGCGCACACTTAACAAAAAAACAAAAGACGAAGATGCCATTTAAGAAGAACGATCCTAACATACAAAGAAAGGGTAGAACAGGACCAAACAAATCTACTAAGATGATGAAAGAAGCTTTTGCATTACTAGTAGAGAACAATCTTGATAATATGACTATATGGTTATCCCAAGTTGCATCAGAAGATCCTGCTAAAGCTATGGACTTAATGATTAAGTTATCTGAAAGATTTGTACCTGCGTTAGCCAGAACTGAAGTAACAGCTAAAGATGGTGAAGATCTATTTAAGTCACTTAAGTTTAATTTTGGACCAACTATAGATTCAGATAAAAGAATACATGACGCCGAGTGGCACGAAGACTTTGAAAAATAATGGAAGTAACTGGATTTAACCCACATCAAGGACAACAAAGAGTAATTAATACCATAGTGAATGGTACTGAAAAGTATATCACTGTGGTTAGTCCGCGTCAACAGGGTAAATCATTACTACTAATCAACCTAATCCTATACTATGGTATAAATGACAAAGGCAGTAAGATAGGAATAATAGCACCAATATACCAACAAGCAAGAAAACTAATGGAAGATCTATATGAAGCCATTAAAGATTCAGGTATAGTAGAATCAACTAACTTCAGTAATCATGAGATAAAACTAAGGACAGGTAGTAAAATCTATTTCAGATCATCAGAAAGAGAGGATGGATTAAGAGGGTATACATTCGACTACCTATTTATGGATGAGGCAGCATACCAAACAGAGGATGCATACCGTAGAGCTATCGAACCAACTGCATTAGTACATGGTAAAAAAGTAGTCCTGTTCAGCACACCACGAGGAAGGGATTGGTTCTATCAAATGTACCAACTTGGTGAGAACCCTGAGTACACCAACTATGCTAGCGTGCGCATGCACCAAGGTGATAATCCTTATATAGATCAAGAAGAAGTATTAGCAGCCAAAAAAGTTTTACCAGATGCAATATACAGAGCAGAATACCAAGGAGAGTTCTTAGAAGGAGAATCACAAGTATTTAGTAACTTCAACACTAATACATTTGACCAATATCCACAAAGAAATGGCAAAGTCTTTATTGGTGTCGATTTAGGTAGAGAATCAGATTATACAGTAGCTGTAGCAATGGATCAACAAGGAAATGTAATAGAAATCTACAGAGATAATCAAAAGGATTGGGATGTGATGCAATCTAACATCTTACAGTTAGCTCGCAAGTACAACGCAACTATAATGATAGAGACTAACTCAATGGGTACAGTAATCTTTGAATCTATAAAGAAGCAATACCAAGATACACATCCATTTGTTACATCAAATCAAAGTAAGAAAGATATAGTAGAAAGTTTAATCTTAGCATTCAATGATAATCAAATAAGTATACCATCACAAGAGTTATTTCCAGAGCTGCACCATGAATTAGAAGTCTTTGAGATGTCATATAATCCTAAAACAAGAACAGTACGTTATGCATCACGCACACCATTTCATGATGATATTATTATAGCACTCTGTATTTCAAACTGGAATCGTTTACAAAATAAACAAACAGGTCAGTATGCATACATAGGCATCAGATAATTCACAATAACCAATTAATATATTTAATAGTATGGAGATAATAGTTAATGATAAGACATACAAGTTTAATGACAGACTCACAATCAAACAGTGGTGTTCTGTTATGCGTTATGACTTTTCCAATGCTGCAAACTGGCCAACTATTATTAACCTTATTACAGGAGTGGACAAAAGAGATCTAATCAAAGGTACACCAGATGTCTTAGAACTCGGAGCTGCTATCATAGTTCAAATGTGTAATGCTAGAATTCAATCACAGATTAAACCCTTAGATACTCTAACATTCGGAGAGTTTGTAGATCTTGATAGTTACATCGCGATGGGTACACACCAACATCTCGAAGCCATGTCAGATATATTAACACCTAATACTGAGTATGCCGATGAAGCACTATGGGCAATTGAACAGTGGACTAATTACAGACTTGGTATATTCAGACAATATAAAGAACTATTTGGTTTAGATGATGAAGATGAATATGAACCAGAGACCACCGAGGTTGACACAATACAGAATGACCTAGTAGCCAGAAACTGGTATAAGATTATAGTAGATCTTGCACAGGATGACATACTAAGATTAGATGCAGTCACAGACCAACCATTAATTAAGACCTTAAACTTCATGGCACTCAGAAAAGAAAGACAGTTAGAAGAGAACATGAGACAGATAGAACAAAACTCAAAGATAAAAACACAATACAGATAATATGTTTACCTACAAACAAATAGTAGATCTATTCAAACAAGCTAGCTTCGACCATCTAATGATTGAAGACTTTGGTTATGGAGCGATCTCAGACATCAAGACCCGTAATGAATCCGCTAATGGCGACGAGGAAGTTAATTACCCTTATTGCTTTCTTAATCCTACAACACATCAGAGAGCTCAGGCTACAGTAACATACCAGTTTAATATGATTATGATGGATATGGCAAGAGATGAAGAGGGTGATAAGTATGAGAACTTCTTAACTATCCAATCTCAGTGTCAACAATACTGTGATGATATTATAGCACACATATGGAATTCAGCTGGTAAACAAGACATGCAGTTTACTGTAACTTATACACCATTTGTAGAGAGATTCCAAGATGAACTAGCAGGTATGACAGCAGGTATACAGATACAGGTGCCAATACCAATAAACGATTGTATAACACCTTTTAACTAATGGCTGATTCACTCACAGGACTAGAAGAAAGATTAGCTGGCATGGAACAGACCATGAGAGATCTCGCACCAATACTCACCGAGGTTGGCAATGAAATTACTAGCGAGTTACGTTCAGATGCACCACGTGGAAATGGTGAAGGAGCAGGAGCTCTTCAATCTAGTATTAGTTTGTCAGTGCAACCAACTCAGTTTGCTATTAGTATGAATGACTATGGTGTCTTTCAGAACTATGGAGTAGTTGGATATAAAGGAGGCGAGAAAGCTAAGAAACCAAGAGGTGGACAAAAGATACCTGACGAGAACTTTCCACAAGGAAGTGGCGATGGCGGTAGGTACCAATTTGGTGTTAAACAACCATCAAAAGGATGGGGAGCTCTCCCTTTCCTCCTCCCTTCCTC